ATGAAACTAAACGCGCGACAGGTCGAGACGGCAAAGCCTGCCGAGAAAGACTATAAGCTGCCAGACGGCAACGGGCTCATTCTGCTGGTGAAAACCAGCGGGGCGAAATACTGGCGCTATCGCTATACCTTCGCCGGTAAAGAAAAGATGCTGGCGCTCGGTGTGTACCCGGTTGTTTCGCTGGCGGCCGCACGCGAAAAGCGAGATGAGGCCCGGCGGAACGTTGCGGCAGGTGTTGACCCAGTAAAAGTCAAAAGCCATGTTGCAGCTGCGGCAGCAAAGACGATCACGTTTAAAGAGATTGCCACAGAATGGCACGAATTCAAGAAGCCTCGCTGGTCGCCTGGCTATGCCTCTGACATTCTCGAAGCATTCAACAAAGATATTTTCCCAGCGGTGGGTAAGCTGCCAGTTGCTGAAATCGAACCGGTCCAGATGTTGACGGCGCTGCGTAAAATTGAGAATCGCGGCGCAACCGAGAAAGCAGCCAAAACACGTCGGTGGTGCGGTGAGGTGTTCAGCTATGCAGTTGCGACCGGGCGCGCGAAGTATAACCCCGTCAGCGAACTGAATAGCGCCATGACCGGCCATAAGGGGGAGTCCTTCCCGTTCCTGACGGCTGAAGAACTGCCCGATTTTCTCACAGCGCTTGAGAGTTACAATGGGAGCCCGCTGCCCAGGCTGGGGTTGCAGATCATGATGCTGGCAGGGCTGCGTACTTACGAACTGCGGCATTCAAAATGGGAATGGGTAGATTTCGATAATCGGCTGTGGGAGATACCCACCGAATTTATGAAGATGGACCGCCCGCACCTGGTACCGCTCTCCGATCAGCTTGTTGTCTTGCTGAAGGAGTTGCACGGTCTGACAGGTCGATACGTGAATATGTTCCCCGGCAGGAATGACCCGTCAAAGGTCATGAGCGAGAACACAATTAACAGGATGATCCACACGCTGGGGTATAAGGGGAGGGTAGTAGGGCATGGCTTCCGGCATACGTTCAGCACCATCCTGAACGATAAAGGATTCAACTCTGACTGGGTTGAACTCCAGATCGCTCACGTGGACAAGAACAATATTCGCGGGGTTTATAACCATGCCCTGTATATGGAAGGGCGTCGGGAAATGATGCAGTGGTATGCGGATTATATTGACCAGCTGCGTTTGATTTAAAGAAACTGCTTTTTCCACTCTTCGACCTCGCCGCGTACCCAGCGGGAGGTTCGGCTACCGAGCTTCTTAGGCTTCGGAAACTCGTTATTGCTGATGCGCTCGTAAATGCTGGATTTTTTCAGGCCAACAGAGCGCTCAACCTCTTTAATGTTAATCAGGTCAGTGTCAGAGATAACCGGTGTCATGCTATACCTCTCTTTTTCATGGCATCGAGCAGGATGTCCTGCACTGTTCGTTTTGAGTTGCGCCGCTCCATTACCATTTCGTCCATAGTGTCGGCAGCGATAATGTGGTGAATAAACACCGGGCGGTTGTGTCCGGCCTGAATCTGCCGGGTTGGCCCGATGCGTTCGATAATTTGCTGGTACTGCTCCAGATCCCACCAGTGCGAGAAAAACACCAGTATGTTGCCGCCGTCCTGCATGTTCAGGCCGTGGCCCGCACTGGCCGGGTGTGCGAACAGGACCGGTATTTTTCCGGCGTTCCAGTCGCGCAGCGTCTGTGGATCCTGGTCGAGGTGGCGACCGCGAGGAAATGCTTTAAGCAGACGCTCGAGGTCGTGTTTCCAGTGGTAGGCCACCAGCACCGGTGCGCCAGCTGCTTCGGTGAGAATACTGTCCAGCGCCTGCAGCTTCGCGTCGTGCAGTTCTGACCAGCTTCCGGCGTCGTCTGTGTACACCGCACCGCTGGCAATTTGCAGACACTTCACCGTTTTTGCCGCGGCGTTCGGCGCTTCAATGCCCTCGCCGTTCAGCTCGAGGAACATTTCCTTTTCCATTTCGCGATACTGCTGGCGTGCCTTCGGCGGCATTTCCACGCGGATCACGTTATGGATGGGCTCTTTGATATCAAACCAGTCGGCGGCATCGAGGGAGATAGTGACGTCGGCCAGCGCCCGCTGTATTTCGTCCTGCGAGTGTGCGAACGGCTCCAGCTTCGTCCAGCTCTGCCCCGGAAACTGTATTGAGTTGAACCAGCGGGAGGTAAACGCGCCGTAGGTGCGCCCTAGGCGCTGCCCCTGATCCACAAACCACGCTTGCCCCCACAAATCCACCAGGCCGTTTGGCGCTGGCGTACCGGTGAGATTCATCCAGCGCCGGATGTGCTTATGCGCCACTTTGCCCAGCGCCGCAGCGCGCTTACCACCGCCGCGCAGCCGGAAGGATTTCAGCCGGGTGCTCTCGTCGGGAATGACGGTACCGAACGGCCAGCGGCCTCCCAGCTCTTCCACCAGCCAGACCAGATTGTCGTAGTTGATGGTAAACACACTGGCGTTGCTGTTCGCCAGCGCTGCGGCGCGCGCTCTGGCGTTACCGACAATCGGCTGCACCTCGATGTTGCGCAGATGCCCCCATTTCACCGCTTCATCTGGCCATGTGCTGGCGGCCACGCGCAGCGGCGCGAGGACCAGCGCGGGCTGAATCTCTGCACCCGCCATGAAGAGATCTTCCAGCGTGGTGAGCGTCGCCACGGTTTTACCCATACCCATGCCTGCCCAGATGTTGCAGCGATGAATGTCTATTTCGTGGTTGATGATGAGGTTTTGATAAGGGCGGGGGGTAAATGGCTTTTGCATGTAGGCATTCCTTTAAGCTAATCTGCATAGCTATCAATAACTTTTGAAATGGGAACGTTGTATGAGCTGGGAAGAGTTATTTAACGGTAAAATTCAACAGCACGAGATCAAAATAGAAAGAAAAATATTCAGTGATGAAGATGTTCGTTTTAAAGTTACTGCTATTATCCAGAAAGCTAAGCATGTAGCTCCCATTGTTAATAACTCGGGGGTAACCCTGCCGTTAGTTCCTTTGACAAAATCCGCTACTGTCACCCAGTATGACGATATCGACGCTATGTATGGGGGGCTTGGTGCAGACTATGGCTTTTCTGATTCGTTCATTGATGAACTAGAAAATAACCTTACAGAATAATACCCTCAAGATTTTTGCTATCCAGCACCACCACGGTAAAGCCCAGCGCGCGCAGCCGTTTGTGCTCGCGTAGCTGGTCGGCACGTGGTGGTTTGCCGGGTGCTTTGCATTCAACGAAAACGAGACGGCCGCCGGGTAGCAGAACAATGCGATCTGGTACCGAGCGGCGACCTGGTGACACGAACTTTAAGGCGACCCCGCCAGCCTTTTTCACTTCGGTGATGAGGTGTTTTTCGATGATACTTTCACGTTCATAGTTCATAAACTTGCCTTACTAACACTTATTAAGTAGCATTTAAAAAATTGTCCTGAGGAAATCATATGTCTCGTATTCTATTTCCATCTTCATGTGCTCCAGAAAAAATATTTGAATTCTGTAATGAAATTGAAAAGCATTCAAAGCAGCAAGATATAACAATAGATTTTTCAAATATGGGGAGGGTTGAACCCTTTGCAATGGTTTATGTGGCCAAGCATATTAGAGACTTTTATAGAAAACAGAAAAAAAATATCGATGGGTTTAAAATTTTTTGTAGTGGACATGAAAATAAAGATTATGCTGCGAATATGGCTTTTTTTAGGGCTTTCGGATTAAAACACGGTCGTGAACCAGGATGTACAGAAGGAAATAATAATTTTGTCCCCTTCACCATTCTTCGTGTTCAAACCGTTATTGATGAAGCTAATGATAAATACACTGAAGTACAAGAGGTTGTTGAGGAGCGTTCTGGCAGACTAGCAAGGATACTTGCTCGCCAAGAAGAAGGCGATCTTATTGACGCTTTGACATATTCCATTAGAGAAGTAATGCGCAATGTTGTGGAGCATAGTGATTCAAAGATGATTGAATATTGTGCCCAGTATTGGCCTTCTTATGGTAGTGTCGAAATAACAATTTCTGATAATGGTATGGGGTTGAGAAACTCCCTATCTAAAAATCCCTATATAGAAGCTGAAAATGATTCTGAAGCCATTCAGTTAGCGTTAATGCCGTCTATTTCTAGTAAAAACTTCAAAGGTGCAAGGATTAATACTAGAAACCCTTGGCATAATTCAGGGTTTGGACTTTACATGATCAGTCGTATATGTAAGCTTGGCGGTAGTTTTCTTATTTGTAGCGGTGACCATGCTATACATCTGGATGAGCAAGGAAAGAAGCACATCGCGTTAGGCCATTATCATGAAGGAACAGTTGTCAGGATGGTACTAAATACTAAAAAACTTGGTTCTTTAAGCTCAATGCTAGCGCAATTTAGGGATGATGGTTACAAAATAGCAGCTGAAATAAAACATGCTGGAGTTTATACGGCTTCAGCTGCTTCGCAAATGCTATCTCGGGATTTTAAGTGATTTCATATTAATCCTTACGGTAGTGGTACGCCTCAAAACCGCCAGCGTTCAGCGGGATATCGGGCGCCCATTCGGGGTTAGTGGAGAGCAGCGCGGAAAGCGCTGTATCGTTAAAATCTTCTGTGTCCGGCGCCTCGGTGATTACCTCATCGTGTACCGTCAGCACAATGCTGTAACCGGCATCCTCGATCAGCGGCATGTTTCCGGCCAGAACGTCGCGGGCGGCCGCCTGAGTGACGTTTTCTACCAGCTTTCCGCCGTAGGTTTTGAGCCGCTGCCATTTGCGCGAGTAGGAGTTAACGCCCTGATAGGTGATATTCCCCTTCTCGATGGAAGGGGACGGGTAGCAAAGCGCGCGCCCGGATGGCAGTTGGATGCGCAGCCATGCGCCATCGCGGCGGACTTTCAGATAACCACAGTACAGCGTTTTTTGCGGTGTGGCTATTGCGGCGCGGACGGTGCGCTCGAGCTCGTACCAGAAATCGCAGGTCGCCGGGTGCGCCCTGCGCCACAGGCGCTTGAGCGAGTCACATGCGATGAATACACGCTCGGACAGGCCAAAGGTTGACTTACGTTTAACCGATTCGTCGTACCAACTTTTAGCCTCGCGGATAACATCGTGGGGGATATTCGGCAGCGCGGCGTTCGCCAGCTCGTCGAGGTCGAGGCCGTAGACCAGAGCGAAGGTAAGGAACGCCGCAACGCCACCACCAAAGCCGAGGCCCAGCTCCATCACCTTGCCTATCTGACGCTGGTATTTATCAACATCATCCGACGAGATATTAAAAGCGCGGGCGTAGGCCAGTTTATACAGGTCCGGCCCGGTCCCCTCGTCGTACTCCCGGAACGCGTCCAGCTTCCACTGCTCGCCGGCAAGCCAGGCAAGTTTTCGCCCTTCGATATTCGACAGGTCGCTAACCACCAGCTTTTTGCCTTCCGGTGCCATGATGCAGCCGCGCAGCGCTGAGCTGGTAAGCTCCATGATGTTATCGAACAGCAGATCGGCGCATCCGGCTTTCAGCGCCTCGATACCCTCGTCTATCTGGTCCTGCTCAAGAGAAGGGCGGGGCAGGTTCTGGGGCTGGAACAACCTTCCGGCCCAGCGCCCCGTTCGCGATGCGCCGCAGAACTGCAGCGTACCGCGCAGACGCCCGTCACTGCTAACACCCTTCATCAGTGATTTGTACTTGCTGGTGCTGGTGGTGCTGGCCTGCAGGCGGATACCCAGCAGCTCTTTCACCGCCGACGGCAAATCAGGATCCGCCATACGGCGCTCCAGCGTGCTGCGCTGCATGTCCGGCAGCTCCACCCCGTACGATTCAACAATGTGCTTAATCAGCGCATCGCGCTGCGTGGCCGCCTGCACTTCGCCGTCGGTCATTACCTGCGTGCGTTTCGCCAGGCGTTTTTGCTCTTGGTCTACTGCCTCGATCGCTGCCTGAGCCAGCTGCACATCCATGCAGACGCCGCGGTCATTGATCTGCTGGTCGCGATGCCAGAGCGCCAGCTCTGCGCCCTTATAATTCCACTTCGGCAGGCGCTTATGCACTTCGCGCATAGCCTCAATATCCAGCCCGGCATAAGCAACAAAGCGCCGCCATTCTTCCGGGTGGGTTTTGCTGGTGGCGCGGCGCAGTTTGCTGTTCTTTGGCCGGGGCTTACAGAACAGCTGGATCAGCGCTTTACCTTCTTTGTCCTTCGCCTTGTCCTGCGGGACGCCCAGCACCTCGCAGAGTGCGCCCAGCGCACCGGGGAGGCCGTGCACCAGCGCCTGCACCATTGTATCGCGCCATCGTGTTACGTCAGGGGCCAGCCGCGGTATTGCATGGCGCAGTACCGTGCGGTCAAAGTGTGAATTGTGGAAGTAAAGCAGGGTGTCGGGGTCGGCGATAGCCTTCTGAAGCCTGCCGGGGATAGGTTCGCCAGCAGTCAGAGCCCAGACGCTAACCGGCTCGTCGCCGATGGCCCAGGCGAACAGCATCACTTCGACACCTTCCGCATAAGCGTGTGTGCCATTTGTGATTGGTATTTCGCAATAGGTTTCCAGGTCGCCCCATAGTATATTGCTCATATTTAATCCTAGGAGTTATGGAATGGAGTTCACAGTTTCCTTAAGCACGATTATTACTGCATGCCTCGGTTTTCTTGGTGTTTATGTATTAATGCCTTTTGCATTAATATTCAGAGACTTTTTATTAATTAAATTCATTGAGAAATTTATTCTTAATGAAAAGTTCTGGCTTGATGTCAGGGTGAGAGAAACAGACCGTGCGCATATGAATCACTATTACGCTAAAAATATGGCCGTTGAGTTTTCAGCGAATGGTGGGGAAGCAGTATGTAAATTAGATAATGAAGTCGTTACTCATCAGGAACTACAGCAGTATGAAAGTGGAAGGGATTTTCACCTAAATAGAATGAATGCTATTTGGAGCAAGATCCAGTTTAAAAATAATATCGCTATGAAGATGTTTAAATATTTTAAATTGGATGAGTACGAAGGTTATATAGCCAAGCGTGCGCAAGCGTATTACGACAATGCGATAAATATGATTAAACTCAAAGAGGGCGACGGGAACACGTCCGAACCTGTTACAACTGCTGATAAAAAGTAATATTTGTAGATTAATTCGCCCGGCGCGAGGCCGGGCGGGTAGGGTTAAATCAGTGTGTCGGCATCTGCGCCTTCGCTGATATCGTCGAAGTCATCCGGTGCGGCCACACCGCCGCCAGCGAACGCGTCACCGTCACGCAGGAACTGGACGCCACCCAGCGACGCGTTAACGCGTTTGCCAAAGTTGTTGTCCTGCGCCCAGATGTCGATTACCGCGTTGACGTAGCAACCCGCATAAGGACGCCCGTCGGCCTGGATTAGCGGGGAACGGTCGCGATCGATGACTGCCGGGCGCGCTTTGTTGGCAGCGTTCAGGAAGAATTTGCCCGGGAAGCCTTCATATTCGGCTTTCTCGTCACCGTCATGCAGGCAGAGGTTGAGCTTTTTCTCCAGCTGACCGTAAATGGTTTCCCATTTCTCGCCCCATTTTTCCTTCGCTACCTGTTTCAGCGTCTTGCGGATCTCTTCCAACTGCGGGTGTTTCGGATCCATCAGGAAAACAGCAGAGAAGCGCGGGTCGCCTTCGCCGTTCACGGTTTTTGCTTCGAACAGAGCAGGGAAGGCCAGGCGGACGTTGTTCAGTTTAATTTTCATGGGTATTTCCTTAATCAGATGAGGTCAGCGGCGAGCGCGTCGTCGGACACGTCGTCGAAATCGTTAACAGGGTTGATATTGAGCGCCGGGCGCGGGTCGGATTCGGGGGCGACGGTAGGCTTACCGTCAGCGCGGGTGATCAGCGCTTCGACTTTCGTCCAGCGGCGAGGGCTGGCCTTTTTGATGAGCTTCTCGGCTTTGGTTGGGCTAATCAGCTTAAGGTCGAAAACCTCCTCAGTTTTATATCGGAACTGGTCTTTCAGCAGCGCGCGGGCGGCTTCTTCATCACTCCAGGCGCGATTACCCTGTTTGCCAGTAACCAGTTTAAAGCCCGGTACCTGATGCCCGGCGTTCAGCTCACTGTTCACCCGGTCGCGCACAGCCTTTAGCCACGATTCGATAAAATCGGCCTGGCTGTATGCCTCTGCCAGTTGTTCGGCGGTCAGAAGTGGTACACGCTTAACTGCTTCCGCCAGCTGCTCGCCAGTAGGTTGCGTAAGGTCGACGAAATCGCCAGCGATGGTGTCGAAGTGCAACTGCTGCCGCGCGGCACAGATGGCGCTGGCTTTGCAGAACCGGCACTGTTTTTCACCGGGGGTGAAGTTTTCCAGCGGCAGGGTTTCGACACCTTCGCAATCGGCGATGTTGAACATCACGATCACACTGGCTGCCGCTTCCTGCGCCCGTTCGCCGAACGCCTGGAGCTCTTCCACCGTCAGGGACCACTCTGAAACGTGGTTAAGCCGCGGCTGGTGGATGAACAGGCGCACCGTCTCGAAGTCGTACAGCATGCTGAACTGTTCGAGCGCGCCCAGGGCATACAGCTGCAGCTGCTCGTTCTGTTCGGCATCGACCCGCACACCCTTACCGTATTTCAGGTCGTGGATTTGCAGCTCGTTGCCCGCGATGATTACGCCGTCGGCGGTACCGAATGACTCTTCGACCCCCACGATATGGGAGAAGTCGACACGTTGTTCAACAAGCAACTCGTTGCCCTGCGATAGCTCCCAGACCGTATCAACGTAACGGCCAACGGCTTCGACCATTTCCTCATCTACCCGCGGGCCGGAAGTATCATCCGGGTGCTCAGCAAGAGGATAGGATCCGAGGAACATCGCGACGTTACAACCTGCATAGTGTTCCGGGTGGCTCTGGCGGTTGCGCAGCACCTTTTCGCCAAGTGCATGCGCTGCGGTACCTTCTAAAGCGAAGGTCGTCTCTTTATCTGGTTGCGTAGCCTCCAGCGCCAGGCTACCGGGGCAGCGCATCCACCGATGCGCTGATGATGGGGAAAGTCGTGCATGAACGTCTGGCATAGTTAACCCTCCAGCGCTTTTTCAGCCTGGGCGATCACATCTGCGAGGTTCTCGTCAGCAACTTCGCCGAGTTTTTTGGCACCCTGTTTTTCCAGAATCGCCACAGCTTCAGCACGATAACCACCTTTCGCCAACTGGAGGATTAACCCCTCAGCATGTTTTCGTTGGTTTTTGTACCGATTGGTAAGTGCTTCGTCGGATTTAGTTTCCGTTTCCGTCTGCGTGTCCGCTGCCGCATTTTTACGTGCAAAATCCTCCTGCAGCTGGAGGTACTCAACTTTAGTGATCTCGATATGGCCCTTTTTAAGCAGCTCATTCAGCTTGCGTAATGTATGGAGCTCGCTGGCGGCGGAGCCATCGACGTTCTTGCAGTAGAACGGCCCGGTGCGTTCTTCGTCCTTACCGCTGGTTTTCGGCTTCACTTCATGGCGACCGTCGGCTGGAGCGTCGAGTAAACGCTCGGCAAAGTCTCGGCGTGCCGCGATGGTTGGCAAATCGTCCCAGAAGCGCAGGATGTTACGTGACAGGTCAAGTAGCGCTGGCTTGCTCAGATGGCCGGCGCGTTTAACTCCCTGCAGGGCGCTGTCCAGAGCGTCGATCTGCACAACGCGTTTATCGCCTTCAGCGTCGCGGTAATCAACAACACGCTGGATCATCGTTTCGCTGAGCTCCTGCGCGTCCGGGTAGAATGCAGCCAGGGCGATAATGTCGCTGAACTCCAGATCGTCCAGCGTAACCTTGCGGATAACGGTATTTTCCGCTTTGTTTTCCGGTACTGTTTCGCGGTATTCCTGAACCTGCGCCACGGTGTCCGGGCGAAGAGCGACGCCAGAGGCCAGGGCAGTGATAAGGCGTTCAAGCAGGGCGTTATGCTGCGTCAGCAGTTGGTTGTTAAGTTCGAGACTGGTTTCTAAGCTCATACTGCGGTCCTCGCTACAAGGAGAATGAAGGTAATAGCCAGGCCGAACGCAGTAGCGAGGGCCAGACCGGTGAAGATGTCGAAATGTTTGCGGCGGTAATGGAGCACGTCGCGCCCCGTCAGCCGGTGGAGGTGTTCAGGTTTCATCGGTAGTGCTCCTTTTCATGTCGGGGAGCGCACTGCACTGAATGCGCTTTCAGGCATGAAAAAAGCCCGTCATGGGAGACGGGCAAAGACTACACACAGCAATGGATGATTCAGGGGATGGGGGTTAACGGACGAATTGTGTAGCCATAACCGAGATAGCCGTTGCGTTCCTGGTAAGCTGCCGCTCTTAGTCGAGCAGGGTTTTCGCCTTTAACTGTCGCAACAACGTAATCATTTGCGTCAGGTCCGTTTTCTACCACTTCAAAAGTCGGCAAGTATTTTGTTGTGAGCTCATAGGTATTCATTTCAGTACCCCTCAGTGGATTAGTAAAAGGCCCGAAGCCTTTGATTAATTCACTGCACGCCCCATCATCGGGGCGTTTCAACTTGCGTGACTTATCAGCTCGTCGCGGTGTGGTCCTCTACGCTTACCGTACGCATACGGACTCGGCGCTTACCTCGATCCCATCGGGTGCCATTTCGTTTTGCCAGGAGCACAGCGGCTTACCTGTCACGCGGTTCTGTTTGTTAAAGAGCGATTACTTCTTGGAATTAAATCTACAATTTGAGTTGTATTGTGTAAACCACAAACGTGGTATTTGTGGGTGCAAAAATACCACGTTATTGATATTTAAATGAATTTAGTTTGTAAGATTTTACAAGATAGGTGCGAGGAGGGCAGTGGAGCCCTCCAGCGGAGGCGGGGTTTTAGCGTTTACGGCGGTAAATGCGGTGCTCGATCATGACACCGATGATCTGTAACTTCATGTCAGCACTGCGCAAAACAGGATAGTCTGGGTTAAGCGGAACCAATTCGAAGTCATCAACACCTATTCCCAACGGGCGATATTTTTTGAATGTGGCTTCATGGCCGCCGTTCTTTGCAACCACGAATTCTCCAGGGGTAGGGCACAGATCCGGGTCGATAATTACGATATCGCCTTCTTTAAACTCCGGCTGCATGCTGTCGCCATCGATGCGAAGAGCGAAGCACGTTTCCGGTACGTCTGCATCAGCCAGAACATATTCAAAATCTCCTGTCAGGTCAGTAACGTCTCTTGCTTCAGTGAGACAACCCGCTTGTACGTAACTCAAAACAGGGATTCTTCTGGTGCTGATTTCAGCGAGCGGCATTATGTTTTTACCGTTCAATAGCCAGTCCGGGCTGCATTTCAGCGCCTTAGCCAGATCGAGAAGGTTACGCGGCTTTCGGGTGCGTCCGCTTTCTATAGACTCAATTGATTGCTGGCTAACTCCCGCAGAGTTTGCGACTTCTGTTTGTGTCATTCCGAGTTCGATACGGCGGGCTTTGAAGCGTGCTGCGAGAGACATTTTTAATACCTTGTAAGAGTTGAAATTATGACCTCCTATTATTAAATACAATTTTTGTTGTATTTGACAAACATCATTAGTTGTTGCTAAATACCACTAAAATTGTATGAGGTGATGACTATGACTCTGGCTACCCGATTAAAAGAGCGACGTAAAGAGCTCAAAATGACGCAGGTCACGCTGGCTGAGCTAACAGGGGTTAGTCAGCAGGCCATCAATAGGATCGAAAGCGGTGTTATCTCCCGCCCTCGCTATCTTCTTGAATTATCCGTTGCGCTCAATTGCGACCCCAACTGGCTGCTGCACGGCTCACAAAACGAGAAAAAGGCGTAACCCATGCCAGAGAAAAAGATCTGGGGGGCGACGCCTGACGAATGGTTCCACTTCGATCTGGTGCTGGGGCGTACTGACCAGCTGCTGCCGGTTGTGTGCAACCCGGGCGCGACCATATCCCCCAACAGTAAGCTGAAAAAAATAGGTAAGACGCCTAGCCTGTATAACCGTGAACGCCTGGTCACAGGTATTTCTGAGTGGTCGGCGTACGTTGTTACTGAGCATGACTTTGCCCGCTGGTCAAAAGAACCGGATTATGGCATCTGCGTGCGGACAGGCCACGGCTGGCTTGCACTGGACTGCGACAGTACAGATGCAGATATTCAGGCTGATATCCGCAAAACGCTGGTGCAACTGCTGGGCGAGCTTCCGCCGCGACGCTGGCGCGCCAACAGCGACAAATGCCTGTACCTGCTGGCCGTTGAAGGCGATTTCCGTAAGCGCATCCACCGACTGGCGGGCGATATGGGGATTATCGAGCTGCTGGCGAACGGGCAACAGTTCGTTGCCTGCGGTACTCATGAAAGTGGTGCGCGTATTGAATGGGACGGCGGTCTGCCGGATGAGCCTCTGGCTATTACTGCTGACCAGCTCGAAACGCTGTGGCAGCGCCTGGCGGACCAGCTGCCTGTGTCGGTCACCACCGAAGCGGGCAGCACGAAGATGCGCGACCGCTCAACCTTCACGCCCGGCGCGACGGATGATACAGCTGAATACCTCGACGCCAATGGCTGGACGCTGCTGGATGGTGCGAACGGCGAGCGCTATATCCGCTGCCCGTTTGAGGATGGCCACAGCACCGGCGGCGACCCGACCAGTACGGTTTACTTCCCGGGCGGTACCGCGGGCTTTGAGCAGGGACATTTTAAGTGCCTGCACGCCAGCTGCGCTCACCGTGACGACGGCGATTTCCTTAATGCCATCGGGATCCGCAACGACGATTTCGAAGACCTGACCAGCACCGAAGTGGCCGAGCCATTACCGCTGCCGGCGTTCGAGCGCGATAAGTGGGGACGCATCGAGGCCACCATCAGCAACGCGGCCAAAGCCGTTGTGCGTCCTGACTTCGTGGATATCGACATTCGCTTTGACCAGTTCCGCGATGAAATCATGTTCGCCCCGGCGGGCTCCGGCCAGTGGCAGGCGTTCACCGATGCGGATTATGCGCGCCTGCGCATCACGATGGAAAAGCGCGGGTTTAAACCGGTAGGACGAGAGCTCATTCGCGACGTGGTGTTGCTGGCTGCTGACGAACAGCCTTTCGACTCGGCGACTACCTGGCTGAACGGGCTGGAGTGGGACGGCGTGCCGCGTATCGAAACTTTCTACCATACGCACTTCGGTACCGCCGATACGCCATACACCCGCGCGGTGTCCATGTACATGTGGACGGCGCTGGCGGGCAGGGTGCTGGAACCCGGCGTTAAAGCCGATATGGTGCCGATCCTCGTCGGTCCGCAGGGCTGCGGGAAGTCCTCCGGCGTGGAGGCGCTGAGCCCCGACCCGGCGTTCTTCACCGAGATCTCTTTCGCTGAGAAAGACGACGACCTCGCACGCAAGATGCGCGGGCGTCTGGTGGCGGAGATTGGCGAGCTGCGCGGCCTCAATACCAAAGAGCTGGAATCCATCAAGGCATTCGTGACGCGTACGCATGAGAACTGGATCCCTAAATACCGTGAGTTCGCCACGCAGTTCCCGCGTCGCCTGGTGTTCGTCGGTACCACCAACGAGGACGAATTCCTTGCTGACAAGACCGGTAACCGTCGCTGGCTCCCCGTGGAGGTGTCGAAAGTCGACGTGAAAGCGATAAAAACCGACCTCCTTTTGCTGTGGGCTGAGGCTCGCGAGACGTTTAAGCGCCTCGGCGGCATCCAGTTCCGCGATGCTGAGCGGCTCGGTGCGAGTGTCCACGAGCAGTACACCATTAAGGACGCGTGGCTCGAGACGGTCGAGAAATGGCTCGACACGCCTGACCTGATGACTAACGACATTCCGCGAAATTGCGAATTTTTACGCGCTAGTGACGTTCTGCGCGATGCCATTGGCTTAAACCCCAGCCACATCGGAAAGCGCGAAGAAATGCGAATTAGCAATGTTTTGCAAAATTGCGGTTATAAGCGCGTTCAGCGTCGTGTTGACGGGAAAGTATTGAAGGTTTGGACGACAACGTAACCACCTGTAACCACCTTTAACTTGAGGTGGTTACATTTTAACTAATTGAATTTAAAGGTTTGTAACCACTGTATCCACTGTATCCACCTTATTACTAAGAACCCCATATATATATATAAGTCGTTCAGGGAAAGGTTAGAAAGATGGTGGATACAGTGGTTACAGGTGGATACACGCCGAACATGTAATTTATTGCGGGTAGCTGTATGCAAATACGATTTGATTCCACCACGGCGATTAACGAGCGCCAGAAGCTCAATAAAATCGCTCTCTATGCTCGCGCGTGCGCGCGTTTTGCGAGGTGACCTATGCCAGTTGTCGCAACGTTTAAAACAGACTGGTTCCGGGTGATTAACGACATCACGCGCAGCGGCATTCCCCTGCAGGAGATAGCCAGAGAGCTCGACGTGTCGAAGTCTGCTATCATCGGCTGGAAGCAGGGCGCAGCGCCGAACCACCACACAGGCGAAGCGCTGATAGATTTCTGGTGCTACGTTACACAGCGCCCGCGTTCCGAACTGCCAGCGCAGGTTACATCACGGCGATTTGTTTACGCCTGGCGGTCAAAGCGTTTGGCACCGTGAAAACATGCAAAAACAGGGCGTTCACTGGTTAAAAACGCTATGCAAAAACAGCCCTGTTTTATGCACGATTTATGCAGTCCATTTTCACCACTTCCCGCCAGTAAACCGTAACAAATAACCGCTTCGCCCATTTAACGTAATGAGTCCACTTTTGACGGTGCGCGTAACGGTCATTATGTTAAATCGGCCCTGTTTTTAACAAATCTTCCATTTGGTCGGGATCCCGACCGCGACCCCGTTTCACACTTACGGCTCAATCATCACAGGAGCCACCACAATGGGCCGACCAAGAAAAACCGTAGAAGTACCGGGGCAGGAACCTGAAACGGGCGCAGAGCTGATTACAGGCACCGCCGGTGAAGCCGTAGCACCAGACCCACAACGCGTAGAGCCTGAGATTATCCAGCAGCGTGTTGCCAGCCTGCTGGACGATGCCGCTCTCGCTGAGCGCAATACTCTGCTGGGTACAATCAACGAGCAGGGCGCGGCCATCGTAGCCCGCTTTGAAGAGCTGGCCTTCACCGACCTGGCTGACCAGCAGCTGACCGACAATCTCGAATTCCTCCAGCTCGTCAAAAAAGCCACCACGGCGGCACCTGCTGCGCCACTGGGCTACGTGACGAACTACGAGGGCAAGCCGCAGCCTGTAACGGGTAAGCCCGTTCTGACTGAGCACGGCTGGCACGTTCCGGGCTAAGAGAGGGAATCGTTATGTGTGGAGGCGGAGCACCAAAGGTCGTACAGACCGACCCGCAGGCCGAAGCGGATGCAGCTGCCGATGCAGCGGCAAAAGCGGCAAACGCAGATGCGGCAGCGCGCAAGAAGCGCAAGAAAGGCTCGTCTCTTCTCGCCAGTGGTGCAGAGGGCGCAGCTGATTCTGGCAGCTCTCTGCTGTCCTCTGGTGCGCAGGCAGCGCAGCAGAAAAACACTCTGGGGGCGTAACTGATGGATGAACTCGCCGTTAAGCTGATTAAGCGTTCCGACACGCTGAAAGCCAATCGCCAGCAGCATGAAAGCGTCTGGCGCGAGTGCTATGACTACACCTATCCGCTGCGCGGCGCGGGATTCTCTGACGAAGTGCTCGACGCTCAGAGCGCAAAACACAAGGTGGCGAAGCTACTGGACGGCACCGCCACCGACAGCGCACGCATGCTGGCCTCTGCGCTCATGTCCGGCATGACCCCGGCGAACGCGCAATGGCTAAACCTCGACAGCGAATCGCTGCCGGACGATGCCAAAGCCTGGCTGTCCGAGTGCGCCACGCTGGTATGGGAAAATATTCACGCAGCCAATTTCGACGCAGAGGGCTACGAAGCTAATCTCGATGTGGTGTGCGCTGGCTGGTTCGTCCTGTACATCGATGAGGACCGCGAAGAGGGCGGCTACACCTTCCAGCAATGGCCGCTGGCGCAGTGCTATGTCACGTCCACCCGCAAGGATGGCATCGTGGACACGATCTACCGCCGCTACCAACTGACCGCAGAGCAGGCCATTAAAGAGTTTGGCGCGGACAAGGTCAGCGAGAAGATACGCGACGCGGCGAAGAAAAAGCCCGACGATAAATTCGATTTCCTGCACTGCATTTTCCCGCGCGAAACCTACATGGTTAACGCCCGCCTGGCGAAGAACATGCGCTTTGCGTCGTTCAACGTTGACGTGAGCAACAAGCAGATTGTGCGCGAATCCGGCTATCACGAATTCCCGTGCTGCGTTCCGCGCTGGATGAAAATCCCCGGCGGCTCCTACGGCATCGGCCCGGTGTATGACGCGCTGCCGGACTGCAAAGAGCTGAACGAAACCAAGCGCATGGAGAAAGCAGCGCAGGATCTGGCTATCTCCGGCATGTGGATTGCCGAGGACGACGGCGTACTCAACCCGCGTACGGTCAAGGTCGGCCCGCGCCGTATCATCGTGGCGAACAGCGTCGACAGCATGAAACCGCTGCTAACCGGTGCAGATTTCCAGGTTGCGTTCACCGCAGAAGATCGCCTGCAGGCGTCAATCCGCAAAATCATGATGGCCGACCAGCTGCAGCCGCAGGACGGCCCGGCCATGACCGCCACCGAAGTGCACGTGCGTGTCGCGCTGATTCGCCAGCTGCTTGGCCCGGTGTATGGTCGTTTCCAGGCGGAATATCTCCAACTGCTGGTGGTGCGCTGCTTTGGCATCGCTTTCCGCGCTGGCATCTTCTCCCCACCACCGGAGAGCCTGCAGAACGCCAATTTCAACGTGCGCTACATCTCGCCTCTGGCACGTGCCCAGAAGCTGGAAGACGTAACGGCAATCGAACGCCTCGGCGCTAACGTTGCGAATCTCGCTGGTATCAACCAGGACGTTATTGATCTCATCGATACCGACGAAGCCACGCGCGTTGTCGCTGATGCGCTCGGCGTTCCTGCGAAGGTTATTCGCTCATCCGGCGCTGTGGCAAATATCCGCGAGCAGCGCCAGAAAGCACAGCAGCAGGCCGCTCAGCAGCAGCTCATGATGCAGGCTGGCACCGAGGCGGCTGGAGCCGCAGGGCAGACCGCTGGCGCGGCAATCGGGCAACGACTGGCAGGTAACCAATGAGACTAAAACAAGCCACACCTCAGGACTTTAAGCGCATTTTTGAAGAAATGCCTGGCGGTTCTCAGGTGTTGGAAGAATTAACCCGCCGCTTCGGGCGTGCGGCATATGTCCCCGGCGGTACCGAGGGCGACCGCGAAACGTGTTACAGGGCGGGGCAGCGATCCGTACTGGATTACATCCTGCGCGAAATCAACAAAGCCGATGGAGTAGAAGACGATGTGGAAGCTTAAACACTTATTCATGAACGCAGAGCCGGGTGCAGAACAGCCAGGCGGTGGTAACGGAGGTGGTGAAGATGGCGGCAATAATCCGGGTGCTGGCGAACCTTCTGGTAATTCTCTGCTCAGCACAGGCGCGGGCGAACCGGGTGCTAATGACTGGCTACCTGAGAAATTCCGCGTTATGGGCGAAGACGGAAAGCTCAGTATTGAAAGCTCTGCCCGCAAACTGGCTGAAAATTACACTCACCTTGAAAAACGCATGGGCAGCGGCGACGCACCGCCGAAAACGGCAGATGAATATGCACCTAAGGTAGAGGTTGAGGGGTTCAACTGGGAAGAATTCAAAGCAGACCCGCGCATGCAGGGCTTCATGAAAACTGCGCACGCTAAAGGCATCACCAACGACCAGATGAGCTTCATCCTGGGTGAATACGCACAGCGGGCTCCTGAGTTGGTTGGCGGTGCCGCTGCGCTTGATTCGGAAGCGGCCACCACGCAGCTGCGCGAAGTGTGGAAGACTGACGCAGAGTTTAAGCAAAACATCGGTCTGGCTTTCCGCGCGTTTAATTCGCTGGCTGACGACGCCGACAAAGGCCGCATCGACGAGATCGGCAATAACCCGATGGTCATTCGCATGCTGGCTAAGGTCGGGGCGGAAATGCAGGAGGACGCACCGGCGGGTGGCGATGTGAACCTCGAAGAGCAGCAAACCATTCGCGACCTGATGAAATCCCCGGCGTATATGGACCCCAAAAACCCAGACCACGAACGGGTATCTGCGAAGGTCAAAGCCTATTACCAGAAGCGCTACGGCGATCAAACTGTAGCGTGACATGTCACAGAGCCAACATCAAAAGCCAGCCTAACCCGCTGGCTTTTTCATTTGGTCGGGATTCCGACCGCACACCTCGCTAACAATCTCCCCACAACCAGCCCGGCGGGGACGCCGGATAACTGAATTTTCCCGCAGTGCGTAAGCGCCACGCGCATTGTGTTAATCGGGCCGGGCAACCGACAACCCAGCAGGCGATATTTTCTGGAGTGATTGTTATGTCATTTGATGCCAATAAGAACATGATCACCGCTGCGTTTATCACGCAGTTTCATGATTCTTTCGAAATCGCCGCGCAGCAGAAGGATTCACGCCTGCAGGCAGCGGTAAACGACCGTGGGATGATCACCGGCGAAGCATTCACCATTAACGATATGGGCACCATCGAAATGACGCAGATCACTACGCGTTTCGGTGACACCGTATGGGACCTGCCAGATGCTGGCACCCGTAATGCGTTGATGGCGGATTACGCCGTATTCGTACCGGTTGAAAAACGTGACCTGCGTAAACTGCTGGCCGACCCGCAGGGGCCGTATCTGCAACTCACCCTGGCGGCTTCAAACCGCAAAAAAGACGATGTGGTTTATCGTGCGCTGCTCGACCCTGTGATGCGTAAAACGTCCAGCGGCGGTGCGTATGCGCCGGTGGCGCTGCCTGCGTCGCAAAAAATCGTTGCTGGCGGTACGGGTATGACCAAAGCCAAGCTGATCGCCGCGAAAGCGATGTTCCGCCGCAATGAGTGCGACGAACAGAACGGTGAAGAGCTGTATATCACCTACAACGCCGACATGCTGACGCAGATCCTCAGCGATACCACGCTGACTTCTGCCGACTTCATGGCGGTGAAAATGCTGCAGGAAGGCGCTGTTTCCGGCAACTGGCTTGGTTTTAAGTGGCTGGCTTACGAAAAACTGGATTCTGCGACCGCGGGCGATCCGGCCGTAACCACCAAAACCGCCGTTGCGTGGTGTAAATCCGCTGTGCATTTCGGTACCGGCGCTGAATACAACGTTGATATTGGCCCACGTCGCGATAAAAACAACACCATTCAGATCTCTGTTGATGCGTCTTATGGTGCTGGCCGTGCCAACGAGAAAAAAGTCGTCGCCATCGATTTTGTTGCTTAATGCCGCTGGTGTATCTGCCGGGGTACACCCCCGGCCTTTTTTCATCTGAGGTTCTGCCATGACTTCGAGTGTATCGATCTGCTCAAACGCACTTCTGGCGCTGGGTGCTCACCCGATAAATGATTTCGACGAAGACACGGATCATGCCCGTCTCTGCGCCAACCTTTACCCTACCGTTCGCAATAAATTACTCCGCGCTCACCCGTGGAACTGCGCGATAAAACGCGTTGTGCTCTCTCCTGTCAGCGCTGCGCCTGACTTTGGGTATGGCTATCAGTTTTCGCTGCCTGGCGACCTGGTCCGCGTCCTCTCCGTCGGCGAGCCGCGGGATGATGTTGATTACCGAATTGAGGGAAACCGACTGCTGGCTAATGTCGATGTGATTCGCCTGCGTTACATCTACCGTAACGAGGACGAGTCAACATGGGATGCAGCGCTGGTTGATGTTGCTGAAATGATGATGCAGTCCAAGCTGGCTTATGCGGTGACCGGGTCTACCAGTCTGCGCGATAGTCTGGCACAGGAGGCCTCATTCCTGCTGAAACAGGCAAAAGCCGTCGATGGCCAGGAAGAACCGCCGGAAGAGCTTGGCGGCTATCCTACCTATGAGTCGAGGTTCTGACATGCGCGCGAACCTTATAAAAACCAATTTTACAGCTGGCGAAGTTTCTCCTCGTCTGATGGGGCGCGTTGATATTGCCCGCTACGCCAACGGCGCGAAGATTATCGAAAACGCGGTAGTGGTCGTGCAGGGTGGTGTTGTCCGCAGACCTGGCACCCGCTTTGCGGCGGCCACGAAATTCGGCAATAAAAAATCCCGCCTTATTCCCTACGTGTTCAACCGTTCCCAGGCATACATGCTTGAATTTGGTGACGGCTACATGCGTATTTATCAGAACGGTAAGCAGCTGGTTAACGGCGACAATACGCCTTATGAAATCTCCAGCCCATACACTGCCGATATGTTGCCTGCTGTCAATTATGTTCAGGGGGCTGACACAATGTTTCTTGTGCATCAGTCAGTTAAGCCTCATCGCTTGCAGAGACGCTCGCAAACAAATTGGGTGCTTGAACCAGTCCCTTTTATTGTTGAGCCTTTTGACGAGGTGCGTGATACCCCACAAAAATGGTGTAAGCCGTCCGTTAAGGAGTTTGTAGGTTCACCCATAACCCTGACATTAAGTGATGCGGATCCCGGAAGTAGTACAACGCCACCGCTAACAGGTACTGGCTGGGTCGCCCAGGATGTGGGGTCATATATTCGAATTAACAGTGGATTGGTTCGGATTAACACCGTTACCAGCAATCAAATTGCGGTTGGTGTGATCATGCAGACTTTAAGCGCAACGCAGGCTGCATCACCGGGTGCGTGGACACGTGAAGATAGTGTATGGACTGATTCTTTTGGCTATCCGGGGGCGGTTACTCTTTACCAACAGCGTCTTGTTTTGGCTGGGTCTACAAAATATCCACAAACGATATGGTGGAGCGAAACAGGGGCTTACCTGTCTTTTGAACTTGGAACTGAAGATGATGATGCAATCAGCTTCACGCTGTCTTCTGACCAGCTTAACCCGATTGTGCATCTGGCTCAGATGAATACCCTGATTGCGCTGACCTACGGTGGCGAGTTTACGATCACCTCCGGCAGCGATGCTGCTATTACACCCACCAATATTTCAGTGAAAAACCCAAGTCCGTACGGCTGCAACGGGATCCGCCCTGTGCGTGTTGGTACAGAAATCATGTTTGTACAGCGCGCGGGCCGAAAACTCTACGCGGTAGCGTATGACCCCGACAGCTTTGTTTCCTATTCGGCCAACGACATGACGGTGCTGGCCGAACACATCACCTCTGGTGGCGTGCTGGACATGGCATACCAGCAACAGCCTGATGCGTTTATCTGGATGGTCAGAGCGGATGGCGTCGCGGTAACCATGGCTATTGATCGTGCTCAGGATGTTATTGCATGGTCGCGTCAAATTACCGAGGGTGCCTTTGAGTCAGTTGCGACTATTCCATCCGAAACTGACGATGTGGTTTACGCGATTGTGCGCAGAGTGGTTAACGGTCAGACCGTACGTTACGTCGAAGTTTTCGACAAAAAACTATACACAGATGCCGCTGTAACCGGGTCCAGTAACGTTGGTTCTTCAACGTGGTCCGGGCTTGCTCATCTTGAGGGGTTGGCGGTGGACGTAGTGGCCGACGGCACCGTTATGCCTCAGCAAACTGTTTCGTCGGGTCAAATTACACTTTCGCGCAAAGCGAAGAGTGTGGAGATCGGTCTGCACTTCGAAAGCACCATTGAAACGTTATCACCTGAGGTTTCCACTACTGAAGGAACTACCCAGAACGCTAGAAAGCGCACCAGCGAAGTGACGATGCGTTTTCTCGAAACTACTGGTGCGGAATGCAATGGTCAGGTTATTCCGTTTCGCCGGTTCGGGCCAAGAATTCTTAACCAGCCTGCGCCCCTTTTCACTGGCGATCATTACTGGGGCAAACTTGGCTGGGAGCGAGGGGAAGACACCCTGCGCATCCAGCAACGCCAACCACTGCCATTCCATCTTCTCGCAATCATTTTAGCATTTACCAGTAACGGGGGCTGACATGGTACGTAACGCAACAGCCGGGGACATCCCGGCGCTGATCGAATTAGGCGCGAGGATGTATATCGAATCCCGCTATTCGCAGAATTCTCCCTTTGATGAAGAAAAGTGCGCGGATCTGGCACGCAACATTATCGCGTCACCCGCAGGGTGCGTGCTGGTGGCTGAAAAAGAGGGTGTAGTAATCGGCTGGATGGCTGGCGGTATTGCCGAGCAGTGGTTCAGCCGCCAGTTGATGGCCTTTGAGTATGGGCTCTTTGTCGCCCCAGAACATCGCGGCGGCACAGCTGGCCCGCGTCTCGCTAAAGCTTTTATCACCTGGGCGAAAGAACACGGCGCCGCGCTCATAAACATGGGGATCACCACGGGCGTGCATGAAGAACGCACTGGAGAAATGTATTCCCGCCTTGGTCTGAAACGCTCTGGCCTGCTGTATTCAATGGAGGTTTAAAAATGTGTACTGGCGTGGAAATTGCGGCTATTGGCGCATCCGTGCTTGCCGCTGGTGGCGCAGTGTATAGCGGACAGCAGCAAAAGAAAATGTCCAACTATCAGGCTGCGCAGGCGGAAGCTGATGCCGAAGCTGCGCAGGCAGCAGCACGGGTGGAAGCCGATCGCATCCGTAAAGCGGGGCGGGCACAGGCAGCTGCTGCGCGAGCTTCTCTTGCCGGGGCAGGTGTGGACACCGGGGAGGGCACAGCGTTGCGTATTCAGTCCGATATCGTTGGCGATGCTGAACAGGATGCTTACCAAACCATTCTGAACGGTACGAACCAGGGAGCCAGACTAAACTCTCAGGCGTCCGCTGATCGTATCTCTGGCCGTAACGCTTCAACATCTGGCTACATCAGCGCGGGCAGCTCTCTGCTGAGCGCGGGGGGTACAGCCTATAACGGCTGGAAAAAAGCAGGGAGTAAATAACCGTGAGAATTCCAACGGGTAATTTTGGTAACGTTACGCCGCAGGCAAATCCTACGCGAATCAGTGTCAGTAATGTCGGGCAAATAGGTAACGCAGTCGCGGGTCTGGGTGCGGCTTTAGGTCAGACCGCGGATGAGTTACAGCGTACGCAGGATAAAGCCGATGTGGCGGCAACCCAGGCGATACTTACCGATCTCGATGCGAAATCCAGCGACCGCTGGGAAAACCCGGAGACGGGCGCGCTGGTAACCCGGCAGGGGTTCAAGTCCTCCGGCGTCGGTCTGGATATGGATAAGCTGGACTCTTCCGACTATGAAGAGGCCAGAAAACGCGTACCGCAGAGCCAGCTGCAGTATTTTGACGCGCAATGGAAAGCGGGTCAGGTCCGCCGCGCCAGCACTTACAACAGCTTTGAACGTAGCCAGACCGAACAGGCCCAGCGCCAGCAGCTGGACGCGACGGTAAAATCATCTGTTGAGCAGGAAGCGGGGGCGTTTGACGATCCGCAGGCTGCTGCGTTGATTCGAAGTGCGCGACAGCACTCCATTTCTTTGTACGGTCAGGCGCAGGGGTGGTCACAGGAGCAAATAGACCAGGCGGTTTCTGAGGCCAATTTGCGAGCAATGGACCAGCGAGCCCAGAACTACGCGGTTACTAACCCACAGGGCTGGTTAAATGGCGACTTTCCGGTGAAAGACTCCGGCGCTATGGACATGCGCGCTATTGGCATTGTTGAATCCGGCGGTAAGCATTTTAACTCTGACGGCAGCGTGATTACCTCTCCCGCCGGTGCGCAGGGTAAATACCAGCTTATGCCGGACACGGGTAAAGAGCTGGCGGCTAAACGCGGTGTGGAATACAACCCTGCCGACGAACAGCAGAATGCGATGCTTGCCAGCGACTATGCAAACCAGCTGTACGGTAGATATGGCTCTGAAACGCTGGCGGGTGCTGCTTATAACTGGGGCATGGGTAACGTTGACAAACTGATCGATAAAGTGGGCGACCCGCGCAAGGGTGAAATTTCTGAGTCTGAGTTTATCAGCAAGCTGCCCTCTGAAACTCGCGGGTGGCTGGCCCGCTACCGTAAAAACAAAACAGGCCTCGATCCTGTTTCTGTCAACAAAATTGATAACATTGCCGAGTCAAAAATCCGGGAACAGCGTACGGCGCTGCGCGAGAAAATTGACCCGATTCTTAACAATACGATGGTGCAGCTGTACAACGGGGAAGTGCCTGACGCGATGCCCAATAAAGCATCCATTATGTTTGCGTACGGTGAACAGGGGGCAAAAGCCGTTAAGCAGCTCGACATCGCGATCAACAATGCCAAAACCTTCCAGGCGATACAGTACGTCTCTCCGGAACAGCAGCAGGCGGAAATTGCGAAGCTAAAGCCGCAGGCAAACGACCCTGATTACGCGCTGAAACTCGACGCCTATGGCAAGCTGGGTGCGCTGGTGCAGAAAAGCAACGAAGCGATTCAGGCGCAGCGCGATACCCGTCGTTTTAATGAAGCGCTGTCTATGGGGGAGAAACTCGATCCCACGAACAAATCTATGCAAAAAGCGGCTGACGCCACACCAACAGCGCAAAACTTCCGGATTAATGACGACACCACCCATGACGGGATCGTGCAGCAGGTAGCCCAGACCGGGATTATTCCTTCTCAGGTTACCACTCAGCTATCGGCAATTTCCCGATCGCGCAGCCCGGAGGTGGTCCGTCAGGGGGCAGAGCTATTTAACCGTCTGTACGATACGGATCCCGCTTCTGTGGGCGAAATGCCAAAGGATATGCAGGGATTTTATCTCACCGTTAAGCAGCTTACTGATTCTGGCATGGCATCCGAAACCGCTATCGAGCAGGCGCAGAATCTTACCTACAACCAGACCGATGCGCTTAAAGCGCAGCTGGCGTCAAACCAGGGCACCAAGGAGTACAAAAAAGATCGCGGCAAAGCGATGGATTCCGCTGTGAGCAGCATGTCTGGCTTCTTTAGCTGGGGAAATCCATCAGCCGACGACCAGACGCCGGAGGCCGCACGTTTCCGCAACGATTACCAGTCTCTGTACGACATCAACTACCGCACCACCGGCGGTAATGCGGATGCGGCGAAGAAAATGACCAACCAGCAGATCGCCCGCACATGGAGTATCAGCGAGGTTAACGGCGACGCAAAGCTTATGAAATACGCGCCGGAGGCACTCTATAACTACGGTCCATCGGGGTGGCAGGCGGCGCAGTGGAAAGAAGAAAAAGAAAGCCTGATGTATGGCGAGCGCAAGGGCGAAATCACCACCAGTCCGGCTCAGCTGGGTATCACCTCAGGTAGTGCTGCGCCGGTTACCAGCAAAACACCGGAGTCGCGAATTGGCGGCGATCTGGAAATTACCCCCGATGTGCTGACGGCCCGTAATGGCGATTACGCCATCATGGTGCGGACAAAAGATAAGGATGGTATCGAAGCGGTGCAGCCGTTCTACGATTCGTACGGCAGGCCGATGCGCTGGAAGCCCTCACTTGAAGAGTGGGCGCCATATAAAAAAATGCAGGCAGAGCGTGAAGAGCATGATCGTAATGAGCTGCAACGCGGCCAGGATATTCGCGGCTTCAAAGATAAGCACCGCGCGCTCGATGAACAATATAAGCGTCTGCACAACGAGCGCATGGACAAGGTGAAAAATTACTTTTCGTGGAGCACTGAATAATGCCGGTATACGCCACCCCTGAAGAACTCAATAACGGATTCACTCCGGCGGGTAATGTCCTGGCGGCACCATCAGGATTTGACGTCTCACTACCGGAAGGTACCAACCCGGCTCCTCAGCAAGATGAGCCCTCTGTGTGGGGCGCTGCATTTCGTCAGAATAACCTGCTGGGGCAGATGTTCCGCCCGGCGAAGCAGTTTGAGCCGGTAGACGGGTATAACCCGTATGCTGATAAAAATGAACTGCACGGTTATGAACAATGGGGATCTGCTTTTGCCGACTCCCGTTCACCGGAAGAAACTGCCTGGCTGAAACAACAGATCGACGATGAAAACGAAGACCGCCGGGTACTTTCCGAGGCTGGCGGCGAAGGTGTCCTCGCCAGCATTGCAGCCGGAGTGGTAGACCCTGTTACCGTAGCTTCAATGTTTATCCCCGGTGCGCAGGGCGGCGCGGTTGCCCGTATCGCGTCGCAGGCTGCAATCGGTGCGGCTGCAACAGCAGCGAGCGAGGTTGCGCTAAATAACCAGCAGATTACCCGCACGTGGGGGGAAAGCGCTTCCCACGTCGCTGCCGGTGCGTTGATGAGCGGTGTATTTGCCGCCGCCGGTGCTGCGCTATCGCCATCTGTCCGCACTGCGGCCACGCGTGAAGTGGCTGATGCGCTTGATAATATGAGTATCACGTCAGCGACAGATACGGCTGCAGCCTCACTCCCGGAAGGGGGCAGCGTCGGCGCGGCGCGAATCAGTGAGGCCACGCTCGAAGATCTGACCCCGGCAGCTGGCGGTCCGGTTGGCAAGCTGGCGCGCAAGGCAGGGAGCTATCTGACACCATTTACCCGTCTTATGGAGTCGCCGTCTAAAACCTCCCGCCGCACGGCGCTGGAACTGGCAGAAAATAACTACACACTACAGGGTAATGCCAGGGGCATTGAGACACCCGTAGCGGCAGAAACCCGCGTTCGGGGGTGGCGTCGTGAAGAGGCTGCCGTCGTGGTGACGAACAAACAGGCCTACAGCCAGTATAAAGCCGCTGGCGGAGACCTGAGTTTTTCACAGTTCCGTGAGGAAATCGGTAATGCCATGCGCAGCGGCGATGTGCATGCTAACCCGGTTGTACAGGAAGCGGCACAGGCAATGCGCACCGTTGTTAACCGGGTAAAAGTAGCGCAGCAAAAGCTTGGACTGCTGCCACCTGATGAGGAGCTTAAGGCCATCGGTCAGGAAAGCTATTTCCCGCGCGTGTACAAGGTCGGCAAGATCGTCAACGAGCGTGATAAATTCCGTGACATGCTGGTCGACTGGTGGTCGCGCGGCGAAAAAAACATGTCCCGCGAAGAGGCTGAAATTACCGCTGACGCCACAATTAACAAAATCGTAGGGGCGAAAATTCCGCAGGATTTTGCCAATGTCTTTATGGTGAAAGCGGCGGGCAGCACCCGGTCACGTACGCTCAGTGTCCCTGATCGCCTGATGAAAGATTATCTGGAGAGCGACGCCAACTATGTGCTGCAGCGTCATATCCGTGAGGCGTCGGCAGAGGTTGAGCTGACGCGTGCCTTTGGTAACAAATCGCTGGAGAAGCAGCTTAAGGATATTCAGGACGAATATGATGCACTTATGCGGCAGAATCCCAAAGACCAGGCGAAGTTGGCGAAAGCCCGCGATAACGATATTCGTGATATCACTGCTCTGCGTGACCGTCTGGCGGGTACCTACGGCATGCCGGACGATCCATCATCATTTTTCGTACGCGCCGGTGCGTTCCTTCGCAGCGCTAACTTTGTCACCAAGCTGGGCGGTATGACCGTTTCCGCTATTCCTGATCTCGCGCGTGGCGTGATGGTTAACGGGTTCGGCAATACCATGCGCGGTTACTCAGCGCTAATCACCCGCTCACCGGCATTCAAGGCCAGCCGCACCGAACAGTTAAAAATGGCCGTCGGGCTGGAAACCATCCTGCACACTCGCGCACGTACGATGGGTGACCTGGTAGACAGTTCTGCCCGTACAACGGCAGTAGAAGCGGGTATGGAGCGCGTCACCGATGCATTCGGCAAGCTCACGCTGATGGGCCACTTCGATGATATGAACAAATCGGTAAACGGCATGATCACGTCCGACGGCATACTCTCCGGCTCGTTCGCTGGCCGCCGTCTGGCTAAGCTTGGCATTAACGACAATATGGCCGCACGTATCCGTAGCGAGTTCGAAAAGCACGGTGAGGTGATCAACGGCTGGCATATCGGCAATTTTGAAAAATGGGACGATCAGCACGTTGCTGGTGTCTTCCAGTCTGCGGTGCTCAAAGACGTTAACAATACGGTTATCACTCCGGGGATCGGCGATACCCCGCTATGGGCCAGCACGCCGTTGGGTAAGACCATCTTCCAGTTTAAATCATTCGCTACTGCGTCCTACAACCGCGCTACGCTGGGCGGCCTGCAGGAGGGAACCGGTCAGTTTTACTATGGTACCGCTTTCCAGATTGGACTTGGCGCACTGACATATGCGCTTAAACAGTCTGCAAATGGTAAAGAAGTTGACTGGTCACCTCAGAAACTGGCCATTGAGGGTATCGATCGTTCAGGTATTCTCGGCCCGCTGATGGAATATAACAACATGGCAGAAAAAGCCTCAGGAGGTATGGTCGGGCTAGGGGCTTTGCTCGGTACCGGAACACAGTCACGATATGCCAGCCGTGGCTTTATCGGCTCTGCGCTTGGTCCAACGTTCGGCCTGCTTGATACTATTACTGATGTGACCGCTGGCGTACTCAACGGTGATGCCGGCGATCGGGTACTGCATAACGTGCGTACGCTCCTACCGGGCAATAACCTCTTCTGGATTGCGCCGCTGATAAATCAGGTTGATCCCGGTATGAAATAAGTAGCAATATCCGGTAAAAACAAAACACGGTGATAAAAATGCGCAAAATATCTTTTATTTTAATCGGGTTTATTCTGACCTACTCAACTGTTGCGAGTGCTACGGTATTTGGCGGCTCTAATCTGGGTTTTAGTGGTTACCCTGAGTTTTCGGATTCGGAGCCGACACCTCCTTACGATCGCAATGAATACTCGATGCAAGCGTATAAAAGTGATGTTGAAAGGTATATCCAAAATGCGAAGGATTATACTGAAAACGCGGGTAACGATATGAAACGTATTCAGGAAGCCCAGGACGATGCGATTCAAAAAGCAAACCGCGTTGTAGAGGAATATAACCGAACAGCAAGAGGGTACTAATCGGTCGGGATTCCGACCTCTGGACTGTTCCATCATAGCCCTGTATTCACTACGGGGCTTTTTTTATGCATCAGGATTACAAAACACGCCTTACCGCACTGAGTGATAAACTCACCGACGTGGTGCTCGAAGAAGCCGCCCCGGAAAACTGGCCGGGTGCAGGGAAGAAACCGAGCGAACTGACCAAGGATGAACGCGGCGATCGCTACTGGGATAAGAAGAACGCAGCTGCATCGCTGACGCTGCTGATTAAGGTGCACTCACTGATTGGCATGCAAACGCGCGGCGGTACGCCATCCGAGAATCCTGGTCAAGATGATGAAGCCTTTGAGCTGGGCCAGCAGGTTTCAAAAGCTGAGCGAGAGGCGGCCGCTATTATTGAGCGTCTGCAGAAAGGAAAAAAATGATTTCGTTCCTCGCCTTCTTTTTAATGTGGGCGGAGCGAATGAACTGGGACGTTCCGGACTGCCACTATCAGGCCTGCCACTGGCTGGAGCATCGCGGAAACCTCGCGGTGCTTCGCTGTTTCCGTGGTTTCGGTAAATCAACGATCCTTGCGGTCTATAATGCCTGGCGATACTACTGCGATCGTCAGTACCGCATTCTTCATCAATCGGAATCAGACGGCACCGCGTATAAAACCAGCCGTGATACCCAGAACGTTCTGCGTAATCATCCGCTGACCAAAGGCATGCTCCCTGACGGGCAGGGAACGGTTGAGCAATGGTGGGTTAATGGCGCGTTGGATTTACGTAACGGCAGCATGTATGCAAAAGGCATCCTGTCTAACGTAACCTCGGCGCGCGCCAACGAATGTCAGAACGACGACGTAGAGGTGCCACGTAATATCCAGACTCCGGAGGCGCGCGAAAAGCTGCGCTATCGCCTTGGAGAGCAAACCCACATCCTGATCCCGGGCGGCCGCAAACTTTATATCGGTACACCGCACACGCATGACAGCCTTTATGATGAGGTGGAGTCTATGGGCGCCGACTGTCTTACCATCCGGTTATTTGATAAAGAAAAGCGCATTGAAGCGAAAGAGGCCTCGAAGCTGTGCTATGCAGTACCTTTTCGTCCGGAGTATGTTTTTGCGGGCATCCACAAGCCGGCGCGGCTGTTGGTCGAAAACGTGGATTATAAGCTTACCGCCGACGGCGTTGAGTTTGCATCCGCGCCGGACACAGTTATCGATTTTTATGCAGACTGTGCCTGGCCTGAACGGTTCACCCGTGAAGAAATGGAGAACCGCCGCAAAGAAACCCGCACGATTAACGAGTGGGATAGCCAGTATCAGTTGCACAGCAAACCCGTCGGAGACGTTCGCCTCGACCCTGACCGCATCCGGGAATACAACATTCATCCTCAAATTCGCTATGCGAACCGTACGGCTTCGCTGTGGCTGGGTAACGTGCAAATCGTTGGTGCGGTCGCCTGGTGGGATGTGGCAACTGGTAAAGTTAAGGCCGACGCCTCGGCGTTTTCTCTGATACTTACCGATGCGCGCGGCCATCTGTACTGGCATGTCTGCCAGGAGCTTACGGGAGAGTTGGCGGAATTTGACGACAACGACAAAATTACGGGCGGGCAGGTGGCGCAGATAAAAGAGTTAGTGCTCAGGTACCAGGTCCCTGTTGTTTGCGTTGAGGTAAACGGCCCGGGGAGTTTTGCGGGTAAATTGCTGCGTCAGGCACTTAAAGGTACTGGCTGCGGCGTACGTGAAGAATTCAGCATCACCAACAAGCAGAAACGCATCCTTGATGCGTTTGAAGCACCGCTGTCGTCGCGGTTCCTCTGGGCTCATACTGACGTTCTCGATGGGCCTGTTTATGACCAGATGCGCGACTTCAACCCGGCGCTGACTAACCAACCGGACGACTTCATTGATTCTGGCGCAGGGGCGATCAGTCAGACACCGGTGCGTATTGGTAAAGTGGTCAGGATTCCGACCGGACACGCGCGCGAAAATTGGCAGTTAAGTGACGGAGATCATCTGGTCAACGTCGATTACTAACCTGCCAGAGGCCTCGCATCATGTCAGTACCTAATCAGATCCCCTATGAGATTTATAATGCAAACGGTCTGACAACCGTTTTTCCTTTTGATTTTTACATCATCAATCTAAATGATATCCAGGTAAGTATTAATGGCTCAGTTATTACCAGTGGGTACACGGTGTCGGGAGTGGGAAATACCAGTGGCGGTAATGTGGTGTTCCTTACCCCTCCGGCAAATGCTTCAGTTGTAATGCTTGAGCGTGTAGTGCCGACCTATCGATTAACCGATTATCAGGATAATGGCGACCTGCTCGCTGACACTCTTAATAAAGACTTTGACCGTTTATGGATGGCTATTCAGCGATCGTTTATTTATCAGGGGCTCTGCCTACAGAGGCCATTACTCGGGGGCCCGTTCAATGCACAAAGTTACAAAATTGCAAACCTCGGTACCCCTTTTGATAAAAATGACGCCGCAAACAAAAATTATGTTGATGATTTAGTCGACTATTTAATGCAAACTGTCAATCAGATTATGGATAATTTGGTTAATGGTTTATATGGCTATAACACGAAGAGATCTTTTGAGCTGGGTAATACCCTCAACTATCCTAACGACATTCTTCTCCAGGAAAGCAGTGGCGAGTGGTTCCGATGGGATGGCACACTCCCCAAAGTTGTAACCGCCGGGGGGACTCCTGAAACAACCGGCGGGATCGGTGAAGGCAAATGGCTTGGCGTTGGGGATGCAACCTTACGCGGAAATCTCATGTCTTCAGCCAGTGGGATGGGTGATGCTCTGATTGCCGTTAAAAAAACGGCTCCAGGCACAGTCGGCCGTACTCAGCATGACGTCAATAATGACGGATTCTATGTTGAGGACTTTGGTGCTGTTGGTGATGGTGTAGCTATTGACACTCCAGCAGTCGAAGCAATGATTTCTGCACTTGGTTACGCCAGATTCCAGGCTAAGCGTTACAACCTTACCGGGTGGCAGTTCAACGGCCCTAGACTGGCGTTAATCGGAACGAAATCACCTGAATATTTTGTTGGTGCTTTGCTAAATGGCACAGTCCTTATCGGCATGAAGAATCATTATGTTACTGATGCATATCTTTCTGACCTGGGTCATGTTGGGGTTACTGACGGAATAGTTATTAACTCTGGAGTTGGAGGAGCAAACGTAGGATCTCTTTATGTAAACAACGTTATTGGTGTTGGCACCGGTGAATCAGGTTCATCCCATGCACAGTTATACCAGGGGTTTAATAACGTTCGTATTGATACGGTTGAGGGAAACGATGCCCAGTACGGCGTCGTGGTAAAATCCAGAAGAGGATTTATCAAAAACGTTACTGTAAGAAATACCAGAACAGCTGGTTTATTCATTAAAGGAGATCAGGGAGCTCCATCAGGTGGCGTAGCAAATGGCTCAGTCGCTGACACCATAATTGATGGTGTAAACGCGATAAATAAAAGTTCTAATACAGGCTGCTCAGCTTTATACATCCAGTCAAGCACAGATCTCGTTTCAAAAATCATAGCATCCAAGGTGCGTTCAACTTATGGTAAGACCGGCTTAGAGCTTGCTGGTGGAGGTTCTGGGGCGCTGCAAACCAACTCCGTTATCGTCAGTGATATCATTTCTGAAGCAACTGCCAGCAGCGGTATCCTGGTTACCGGAAATGCTTCTGATTTTATCATTCAGAAAGTTATTTCCATAAACCCTGCAAATGGCAGCGCCTTTACGGTTCAGGGTTCTGCAATTAATGGGATGGTTTCTGACGTTAACTTGGTTATTTCTGATGCGACAATCACAAGCGCATTGGCTGGATTTATCGATGGAACGTCAATGAAGCTTGGCACGGTGATGGTAAGGAACCCTTATCGTAAAATGGCAGTGCAGATTGGTCGTGGGAAAGTAAATCCGGGGACGCTGGTAGGAGACGTATATTATCAAAATGATGGCAACATTGCGGTATTGAATGGTGCTGTAAACGGTATCGTTGTGCCAAGCGTGGAAACGAGAGAGGGTAATGCAGCCGTGTTTCACGGTTCTATCGTAACCACAGGTGTGACGGTAGCATCCAGCCCGGTCATCGGAACTTTGCCTTTCGCTTACCCCGCCAGCACTATTATCGAAGTGAGTATCAAGTTAAGGGATGGCACATACGGAGCAACTAGGCTTTATCTTTCAGGACAAGTGATGCAGCTATTGACCTCGAGCGGTACCTCCATAGCTGAAGTCTACCTGGAGAGTGTTACGGTAAATATGCCAAGACCTTAATAGAATAAACCCGCTTCGGCGGGTTTTCATTTGGTCGGGATTCCGACCTGCTTAGTGCCTTACTTTCGGAACACATTATATACGTTCCCTCTTTGGGTAAGGCATGAGAATGCAGCAGCAATACAATTGGCTTTCATGGCTGGGAAACGGGGTCACTACGCTCGCGGCTTATCTAGGGATAACTACCCTAGATTTAACTTATCTTGTCCTAGCTTTGCTGGGATTTCTTCTTTCGTTCCTTGGCTGGCTTGACCGTCGCGCAAAAATCAAAGCCGATCGCCATGCTTCGGCAGAGCGTCTTTCGTTAGATCGACAACGCACACGGGCAGTTATCGAATTCCTGAGTAAATCAGACTCTCATAATCTTGACCAGGCCGACGAAGTTGTTGCCAAGGTACAGCGCGTAATGGCTGAAACGGAGGTGCAGCCGTGAATAGCAGAGCAAAATTAAGTGCTGCTGTTCTGGGGCTGGTACTTGCTGGTGCGCCAGCATCCGTCATTCTCGATCAGTTTCTGAATGAGAAAGAGGGAAACAGTCTCAACGCGTACAAAGATGGCAGTGGCATCTGGACGATCTGCCGTGGCGCCACAATGGTTGATGGCAAGCCGGTGACACCGGGCATGAAACTGACGCAGGCGAAATGCGACCAGGTAAACGCCATAGAACGCAATAAGGCGCTGGCATGGGTAGACCGCAACATCAAGGTACCGCTGACAGAGCCGCAGAAGGCCGGGATCGCATCCTTCTGTCCGTACAACATCGGACCCGGCAAATGCTTCCCTTCAACGTTCTATAAGCGAATGAATGCCGGTGACCGCAAAGGTGCGTGTGAGGCGATCCGCTGGTGGATTAAAGACGGTGGCCGCGACTGTAGACTGACAAAAGGCCAGAGGAATGGCTGCTATGGTCAGGTTGAGCGCCGGGATCAGGAAAGCGCGTTATCGTGCTGGGGGATAGATCAGTGACGATAAAAGCAAAGCTGTTATCGCTGGCCGTTCTGCTGGCTCTTTTCGTCGGTTCCTTTTACGCAGGCTATCTCAAAGGGTGGTACGCGCACGGCGAGCACGTAAACAGCCAGGCAAGAGCGAAACAGAAGAGAGCAGAGAAAGCAGTAGCTACTGGCGAGCAGAAAGCTGCAGCGGCCAGCGCAGAAGGAAAAGTGATTTACCGGACCGTATACCGAGACGTGGTGAAATATGTTAATGACCCGAATCATGTTAAGTGCGATTTTGACGATCACGCTGTGCAGCTGCGGCAGCGAGCAATCGACGCGGCCAACAATATCCCAGGATTTGATGAGCCCGCCGTGCAAGGCAAGTGACGCCGGGCGGGATAGCGACGAAGACCTGCAGGCGGATACTCAGACGGCAGAATGCGTGCGGGAGCTGAGGACAAATATCTATCGCTGGCAGGCGTGGTACAGGGCTACGGAATAAGCCTGTTTTGTTCCTCAATCGGGAGCGAAATAAAGAACGGGTATCAATTCGGGTATCTACGCAATTTGTAGAAATAAAACACAGTAAAAACAGGTTTTTATTTGCTGTGTTTTACTCCTATTATCGGCACCATCTCCTAGTTTTCTCAGGTCAATCCACTTCAACAAAACCTTTCGAAACATACAAATTACGCTGTTTTAGTCGTTTGAGGTCACCCCTTGTCTCATGAAATCAACATGCGATTGGGGGGTAATCAGGGCATCTTCTGTTCGGCTTAGTAAATGTGTCCTCGATGATGCTGAATGCCAGTCAGGTAGAAGCCGCTAAAGATAAAAGCTATAAACCATCTGATGGAGGTGGCCTGTAACAGAGGTAAAAAAACTCAGTATGTTACCTCTCGTTACCTCTCAATTTAATACTTGCTACCAGTGTTACACGTTCAGAACAAAATGGAGGGGAACCAAAATCCTTTCTTCTGGTAAGCAACAGAGGTTTCGCTATGCGAGTGATGAAAATTTACTGCCCGGAGTGTATGTCTGCGGCAACGGTGAGGAAAACAAACCGAAAGCACCCCAAATTATCAGATGTGTACTGTTATTGCTCAAATGTAGAGTGTGGGCACACGTTTGTGATGAACGTTTCCTTCTCACACACGATTAGTCCCAGCGCTTTGCGCGGCCAGGGACGGATTAAAGAGCTAATGGATGCCCTGCCACCGGACGAGCGACAAAAAGCATTAGAACTCCTGTTGGCAGCCAAAGAGAGTCATTGAACGGTTCGCCGGGAGTAACTAAAATTTTCCCGGCTTCGGTTCATTAAATTTCAGCGGCTTAAGAAAAAATGTCTATAAGAATCAGTTTGTTAACTTTTAAGTGTGCCGTCAGTTATCATGAAAAATCTCACCTAAAATTTTATATCCCTTTACTATCAATAGCTTAATTCAAGTGGTTACGATGTTGGAGTAAAGCTAAACTGAAAAAAGCTGAAATTCTTTTTACTCTTTTCAGTTCTCTGCTCGCTGTAAATCCCCAGTTGTGGCGCGGTCTGGCGCTATCATTTGTAAAAAATCCCAACTGAAAAATTTTTGCGATCTGAAAACCGCAGGCGGGTGCGGTGTAGTGCGATTTTGGTCGTTCGAGTAATTATGTGATGCTTGTCTTGTCTTACTCTGAACTACATCGACGATGACTTAATATGAATAGATTTTTCGCGTTTTGACCTGTAAATTATTCAGTGTAAGGCGATGTGGAAGATTGCCATAGTCCATATGATTTAGCTGATTATAAGGTCTAATTGTTCTGAGACTAATCTATGAAGAATAACAAAGAATTTTATACAGAATCTGGGAGAGCAACATGAAATTAGAAGCATGTACCTTGAAATTATATGATTTCACGAAATTTTCATTTTCTGATTATAAAGAGAATAAAGTAAGGTTGTCTGATATAGATAAGTTTCTAGATCCAATGATTAAGTTCTTAAATAAGAAAACTTTTAAGAACAGCAGAGTTTCTTCTCATGGTACTAAGGAAGTATATTGCTATGACATCAAAAAATATAATGATGATTACATAGTGATTTTATGGATTGGTGTAAGTGGAAATAAAAATAATGTTCTCTCTCTTCCGCATAATGGCAATGTAGGAGATAAGAATTCTGTTGCCCGCACACGTATAGGAAAAGAAAGGATTCCAGGGATTCCAGCATATTTTTATATTGCTTCAAAAGAAAGGATGTTAGTAACTTTAGATTTTAAAGGCTCGTCTTCAGAAACTGGAGTCCTTCTTCAGTACATAAGAGATTTCATGCATAATTACTCAGCATTTTCGGATCATGTATTGGGTGCCAATGGGAAATTTAGCGGTGGTTATAAAGTCAAAAAAAATGATGAAAATTATTGTTATTTTTCACTTGATTGCAAGAGATATGTAAATGCTTCGGTAGAAAAAGATCTTATTTTGAATTTTAAAAACATCACTAAAATTATTACAAAAGAAAAAATAACGGTTAGTACTAGCTCCTCGCAATCTTTAGTTAACTTAAAGCCAATAATAAAATTATTTACCTCTCAAAAAGATAAAACCACCCTAGAGTCAGTAGTTAAGGTGGAGGTTGATGTTGCTTTTGATAATGAAGCGCAGATTAAAGAGTATATTGATAATATTAAAGGAACATATGATGTTGGCAATGTTAATTTCCTTGTCCAAAAGGAAAAAGGCATTGAGACTGTAAATCTTCAAAATAGCTATGCAAAAGAAAAGGTTGTTTTAGAGGCTAAGTTGAATGGTGTTAATAGTATTATAACATGGCCTTATGATGCTAATGATATTATAATGGCATTGAACAATCAAAATTATATTGATAGCTTCATCAAATTATCATGTAAAAAAACAGATGAGGTTAAGTTTGATAAAGCATCTGATGCCGTTTCGGAAATTAAGGTCTCGGCGCAATCGTGA